ATGTTCATCGGCTACAGATGCGGCCTTTTCAGCGATGCGATTGGTATTATTCAAGTCCCATTCGTACAATTTCTCGACAAACATGCCTTTCCTGAGCAGGAAAACCGTCCTATTCGTACCACCAGCGGCCACATCCAGCGAGGCAATGCGCTCCTCACCCTCATATTCAATCTCTCCACTGGCTATCTTGCTGTGAAGCTGAACGGCTGCACTCACCCAGTCAGACGGAATGGCTGTTCCCCCGGCAAATGCATCCAGAGACTTCAACACCTCCTGCTGAACGACTGCCTTGGAGTGTGTCTCCGTGTAATTCGTAAGCCAGTCTTCCGTTTTTCGCGGATCGTCATACCACTCAAACGAGAATACATCTATCTTGCCAGAGGTCAGTTTCTCCGCATAGTCATTGTCTCTCCCCATCGGAGTCCCGGTATAGAACACACAGGGGGAGTTTGACCCCAGGTTGGAGTCCACCATCTTGTCATGCTGAACCTTGGCCCACTCGTCAACGTCATAAATCGACGCACGACCTCCGCGCCCCATATTGTCACCCTGCTGACCAGCAATGACAGCTTTGGTCACAGGGTTAAACATCTTCATTATGGTGTCACACTTGTTGTCGTATGTGTGGAACTCGGTAGGTCGCATCCACGCGGGGGTAGAGTAGATGATAGTTCTGAGCTTCTGGAACAGGGAGTCCGGGTCATTCTTTGAGTCCACCTCCTCAGCCTTCAGTGAGCCAAACCGCCCCTGAAACCCGTCCTCAAAGAACCAATGCCACGCTTGGCTGGTAACATTCATCCAGCTCACGCCAACGTCACGGCATTTGTATACAATCCCACCTTTGTTCTTTTGATAGTGGTCTTCGCGCCATTCCTGGTACTCAATCTGCTTGGGAAACAGAACGAGGGGGAGCTTCATCGGGAAGCCGTATTTGGTGAGATGCGGGTTGAGGATGTAGCACCAGTAGTCAATCCAATAGAGAAGGTCTGACTTGGAGCGCTCGATTACGGCCTTCTGCCAGAAATCGGCACCTTTCCCGTCACGGCCATCTTTGCAGGCGACTCGTATCTTGAAGCGCTCTTTTTGAATCTCCAGTAGGGGAACCTTGGCCTCGGCAATGGCCTTTTTCAGAAACCCATCCTCTACATCTATGCGCCTCGTACCATCGTCAACCCGTTGCTCCAACTGCCCAAGTGCAGTCAGAAAATCCACCTGTAGCTGCGTCAAGGATTTCTGAGGGCGTTGCACCTTGGTCAAGACCGTTCTCCTGACAGAATTTCGCCACCTTCAGGGACAGTATTCTCTGCCTCTCCTGTTCCAGCAGAAATTCCTTCAGTTCCTCGTCCATCTTTTCCTCCGAACCACTCCTTTAGCTTCTGACGTTGGCGCGGGGTGAAGTTTCCCTGCACGGTCTTTGACAGCTTGTTCATCAGTGTGAAGTACGATATTCCAAGGGTATCGGAAATTTCACGCCTCTCTTGGGCGCTCATTGGCCGAATCTTCACACGATATATTTCATCTACCAACTTATCAGCCAGATTCAATTCTACCTCCACCCCCTAAGTATACACCACAACAACAACACGCGCAACAACAAATTACTCCCCCACCTCCTTGCGTACCCACTCCATCAGGTCTTCTCTGGTGTAGAATACCGGAATCCCAAGCTCCTTGGCCCTGATTATCTCCCTTTTCGTGCCCGTAGACCGCTCCCACCCACTCAGCACGTATACAGCATCGCAAACCTCAAGCCACGACATTGAGTACTGGTAGATGCGCTCCTTAGAAATGCTCTCACTGCCCCCTAAGGTAAACCAGAACAGAAAGTCCAGAAACGGGCAAAATGGCGTCAGGCCCTCCATGAGAAGCTCTGCCGACGCCCTTATGCCACTGCGCATATTATTCAGCGCCTTGGGAAGTGGATCGCACGAATACGGGCCAGCAACATAGACAATCATTTTTTCTTCCTCACTATTGAGGTTGACTCCTTGCTATCATCAATCGAAGAAAGTTCACACTCCTCTACCACCTCCTCATTGCGCATTCCCTCTATCCAATACACCACTGTGTAACAGACATAGTTTCTCGCTTTAATTGTCATCTCTGTAACCACACCATCTGCGTCAATCGCCTTAATTTTAACCCTGTCTCCCGGCATATGTTCTACGGCTGGCATGGCTAAATGACCTTTCCGTTCCAGATGCGCTTGTTCTCAAGCTCAAACTCACCATCGGGTTCCTTGGTGATAAGAACGAAGCCGTGGCCCCATTTATTGATTGGCATGTACTGCGGGGTCAACTCACACAGGCACCCCATAGACCAACACGCTGTCTGGCTCCCCATGATATCGTCCTCGTTGTGCATTGATACCTGGTGGTGGTGTGCGCAGAGCGAGGTATGCTTGGCTTTGAGGAACAACCCACGGGCAGGATTGACTGGGTTGGTAAGCGTTGTCCACATCTCGTGTCCGTGGATTATCGGGAGCTTCCCGCACATGACGATACGCTTCTCCCCTACGTAGTCTATGCCGTAGTCGGCAAGGTGCAGGAGATTGCGTAGTTCTACCTCCTCAAGCCCAAACAATTCGGGGGCCTTGACCTTGAGGTAGTCATCGAGCCGCTGGTCGTGGTTGCCCTCTTTGTAGACAATCTTTGCGTCTGGGAATTGCTGACGCAGTGCGGCGATCATGTGCTCGGCCACCTTGAGTTCCTCAACAAAGTGCCGCTGTCGTGGATCTTTCACAAAGCGGCTCAACTGGTAGGCGTCCATAAAGTCGCCGTTGATTAAGAGAAAATCGATGTCGGCGTTCTCTTTCACGTACTGAAGCGTGAGCGTAATCGCATAAGTGTCGTGGTACGGAACGTGGGTGTCGGCGATAATCAGTCCATTCTTAAGCTCCGACGGGATGTGGTACGGGACGTATTCTTTTGCGTCCGTTTGTGGCAATGAGTACGGGTTGCCTTTTGTTGGTGCAGGGAGAATGAACCGTCTATCTGCAAGTTCTGATCGCCGTTTCTGCCCATGCATCCCACGGTAGTACCTCACGCCACTACGCACGGCCTCTATGCTAGAAAAGGCTGCTTTGTTTTCGTTATAGATTTTTCTAGCAAGGGTTTTCGATGCCGTACGCGGGAATCGCTCAAGGTAGCCTGTGATGATTTTTCCCGATATCAAACGGTTTTTGCTCACGTTGCCTCCCTTTCTTTGAAACACTCAGGCTTCTCCTCCTCAAACTTGTTTTTCCGCTTAGGACAGCCGTGAGCATCACAAGCCTCATTATACGCTTTGGCTGCACTCAACTCGTCACCAAAATCACCCAGAAAGTGTCTTACCTTGTTCACGGTCAGCATGGCCATCCACCCATTGGGTCGCTTTGACACCCCCTTATACTTGCTGGCAGCCACCCGCTTCTCACCGTGACGCGGAGGCCATGTGCTCAATGTCCCCTTCCCCTTAATTGTATTCAGGGGCAGATCCAATTTGTTGTCCACCACGAAGGCATTATACGCCTGAGCAGCGTATTCCTCCGTATCATAGTACCCAATGTGCTCAGAGAGCCCCCTGCGGCGAATCCTGGCCACCCAGAGATTGGCTGGCCTGTAATATGTTACTCCGTTCATGCGGTGTATCCCTCCTCCTGATTAAGTGCAGGGTTGGGGTGCCTGTCAGTTGGGTTTAAGGGGACTCTTATGGCCCCCTCCGCCAACGTGTGGCTGGTTGCGAGCCCAGCCGGGACGGATCGCATCCTCCCCTCGACAGTGGGGTGTACGCAGTCTCTTTCGCTCCCGTCACCCCACCCTGCATTGTGCAATATACCACCATTCACTGCCATGTGCAACTGGAAATTGCAGAAAATTAGTCAGGGAAATTCTTACGCCCCGAAAGGCCACTATCATCACAAGCCAAATCAAACGCTTTCGCTGCCTCAATCTCGCTATCGAACACCCCAAGATATATCCGATTCTTGTTTACCGCGATATTGGCTTTCCAGCGCCCGTCAGAACGCCGAGTTACGCCGCGAAACTTAGAAGCTTTCTTCTTAGGGTGATAAGAGTCGGGATAATGAGTGAGAACCCCACGACCCTCGATATCGTTCAGCGGAGAAACCTCCTCAAACCCCCGCTCCTTTACCCTGGCGTTATATGCCTGAGCCGCGTCCCGCTCACACACAAAATACCCTATGTGCTCCCTCCGAAAGTGCGCCACCCACATCCCGGCAGGCATATAGAAGCTAACCCCCCTATATCGGCTACTACACCCGCGACGCCTTTTCGGCTTCCTCCGGTTCAAGCAATTCTCGGTGTGACTACACACCCTCAGGTTCGCACGCCGATTGTCAAGCGTATCATGGTTGATGTGATCCACCTCCTCACCATCCTGAGCATCAGCAACCACCCTCGCCATAGATATCATCTTCAACTTACCCCCCACACGAACCCCCCGCCGAGCATAGAAGTCCTCGCTCTGGCTGTTTTTAGCCGCGTGCCACTTCCAGTGCATAAGGAACCCATAATCCTCATCATCCACCAGCGCCACCTTCCCCCTACTCAGTGTTACTTCCCGCATGGGTCTCCCTCCGTATAAATGAACACTCAGGGCCAATGTTGACTAATATACAGCAACAAATAACGCGATGCAACACTTATATTCAGAAATTTACACGCGGAATCTGGGGGTGTATATATAGAGAAACACAGCCTGTGGGGGGTACGGGCCCCCAAGTCCATGGGGGGGGTCTGGGGCACTACATGTGTTGCGTGTTACTACTTGGGCTCATAATGGTGGTTATGCGCCACACTACACGCTCCATACGTGCTCTAATGGCCACATTGGCTGTGTGTAGCAGTATACAGGTGCCTAGGTGGGTGTATCCTCTAGCTCTTCAAGGCGCTGTGCCATGGCTTGCACGTCCTCAGGTGTGTCAGCGTGCAGGTGCACGTTCAACGCCCTCTGAGTGACGTCTACATGCTGCTGTGAGGCGAATTGCTTGGGGTTCATACGCTCTGCCATCCATTGATTGCGCCCTATTCTGATGCGGTGTATCCTGGATTGCAGGTCAATGCGCCTTAATTCCTCATTTGAGGCTGTTTCTGCCTTGATCTCCAGTTCCTGAAGCTTTGTGTGGTCCCCGTGGACCAATGCATGTGCCCGTTGGGTTCGCGCCTGTGCAAACAAGTCCCGAAACTCCATATTATCTTGTACCCATGCCCAGAATCGTGTTGTGGAGATATCGTGACGGCCACATATCACATCTATTGAGTCGGGTGACTGTGCGAAGTCAGCCATTATTGCCTGTGCTAGTTGTGGTGTGTATTTGGTAGGTCTACCACCTGGGTGTTTTACTCTTTGTACCTCTGTTGGCAACACTTCGTGTTGAGCGCTACGCTGTGTAGCTTGGCCCTGTGGCTGTTCGTGGTTCGTGTCCATGCCTCTATTATACCTCATTCCCGCCAGTTGCACAACATGTTGGGGTGTAGTTAAATTGCACTACCATATGTTCTTGTTGTACAAGTCTGTTTCTTGGCTACATTAGAGTATACCACTAACAGAAAGGTTACACCATGTCCAGAGGAACCACAAAGGACGAGCTTGTCGGAAGCGCTGTCTACTACGCCAAGCAGCACCTCTCGGCCCTTGAGCTTTCCGCATACCGCGCGGAGCTTGAAACAATGAACATAACCGAACTCGCCCACCATGTCAAGGTGAGCCGCGAGATAGCGTAAGGCCGAAACGCCCTTCGGGGCGTCTGCCGGTTATGCCGGTACTGATGAGGCCCACCCCAACAACGGAGTAGAGACAATGGCACGGATAAATAGCGAGAGGCTTAAA